AAAGTTCTCGCTCGTCAACTGGTATTGCGTCATAGATACCTGCCCCCGGTCGCCTCAGTGCCCGCTGTGCTGCCGGGAAGGTAAGACGCGCCTGCGCCTGCTGTGAACATAATTGCGTTCCCAGAAACGGAATAGCGTGATCCCGTCGCAGATCCGCTATATGAGTTAGCGACGAGTCGGACTAGGGCTGTGTTTTCCGCAAAAGCGAATACGGAAAACGCTGGCGTCCCCGTGAGAGTCACAGTTGCAGACGAGGCCTCAATCGATCCGCCTTCGGACGCATAGATATGGGCATAGGCGCCGCCGACAATCGAATAGGGTGTTGTGTTCTGCGTGACCGATGCGCGCGCAGTGATGTAGACATGGATGCCGCCTGCAGACATAGTCCCATACACAAGGCCTTTGAGCGTGAGCGCCGTCCTCGCGCCGCTGGCAAAGACTCCGTAACCCGCCGTGGCCTGCAGCCGCAGATATTGAATCGTGTAGTTACCGCAGTTTGTTGCGTTGATGCAAGTCGCTGACGTCGATAGCACGACATTGCCAGGACTTGCCGAATTACCCTCTATGACAATCTCGCCAGCACCCACAAATGGCTTTAGCGAAAGGGGCTGCGTATATGTTCCATCCCCCAGCTTCAATGTGACTGTGAAACCGTTCAGGTCAGCTGTAGTCGCAACATCAATAGCTTTCTGAATCGTGAGGAAAGCCCCGCCCGATGTGTTGCTCAGGCCGGTATTGCTGTCGCTTCCATCTGTGCGGACGTAGTAGGTGCGCGCGGCCGTGAGCAGCTCTCGCACGCCGGGCAGCGTGTCGCCCGTGGGCAGCTCGCGGATGCTGCCGCTGACGTTGACCAGGGGACGCCGAGAAGCCATGGCGGATCAGGCCAGAACTACGGGCACGCCGCCCTCGAAGTTCACGGCGGTGGTGCTCACGGCCACGCCCAGGCGCTGCACCACGTTGCCCGATGCACTGGGCGCCGTGGCGCCGCCCGTGCCCGCAGTGGTCTGCAGGAACACGGGCCCCGGCGTCTGGGCGGTGACCTGGGTATTGGTGCCCTCGAAATAGACGGTTGCGTTTGCGCCGCTGGTGACGGTGGCCAGAACGAAGCCGTGCGCCTCTTTGCCGGAAGTTGTGGCGTCAGCCTTACGGACCTTCGCGCCCGTGCTATTCCATACGTTGACCCAATCGCCGGCCGCGAGTGCCTCGCTGGCGGCGATGACGGCAGTGTCCGCGCCGATGCCCACGGGCATCATGCTGTTGTCGATACGGCCCGAATCATCCAGGGCCACGATGTCGCCGGCATTGGCCGCGCCGGCCGATGTCTGGATGCCCAGCACCTCGGTGACCAAGTTGTTGACGAGGCGGAGAAATTTCTTGCCAGCCATGGTGGACTCCTATTCAAGCAAGGGTGATTGGTGGGTTGATGTCGATGAGGACGCGGGTGGAAGACAGCGCCTGGCCGATGACCTGAGCGAAGAGCGCGCCAGCGGGCGGGGCCTGGGCCAGCTGCCCCGACAGCCCGACCAGCACCGGGCCGGGCGCCCAGGTCCAGCCGGCGTGCTCAAGGACGTAGCCGGTCTGCACCACAGCGTCGTCGCCTGGGCTGTATGCATCGGCCACCACGCCCAACACGGCGCCACGGTGCGCAGGATTGGTAGCGTCGGCTGCGACCAGTTCGCCAATGCTGTCGCAGGCCACCACGCTGTGGCCGCTGATGGGCAGCGGGCCGACCTTGACAGTGGTGGCGCCGCCAGCCGGCCCGGGTGGGCCCTGTCGGCCAGGAGGCCCCTGCTCCGCCACAGCCAGGATCTCGATTTCCTCGACCTGCTCGACCAGCACCGAGTCCTGGGCCTCTTCAGCCAGGATCTCGACCTCTTGGACGACCAGCAAATCAGTCACGGGTGACCTCCGGGTTCACGCAGCAGGAGCCTTCGGCCAGGCGCGTGACCTCGCCGCTGGGGTGGACGATTTCCAGATCGAACACCCCGCCGGTCCAGGCGATGGCGGCAGTGGTGCTGGCATCGACCAGCAGGTCCACCGTGCCGGCAGTACCTCCCAGGGCAATGCGCCCGTTCTCAGTGGTCAACTCCAGCAGCGCGGCCGTGGACTCCACCTCCTCGCGCACCTGCATGCGGGCCGTGCAGCCCGTCAGGTCGATGGGTGTCTTGTCGGGGTTGAGCCAGCGCAGGCGCCGCCGGAATGTGGCGCCTTGGTAGATCGTGAAGTTGAGCTTGGCCGGCTTGGTCATGCCCCGCAGTTTCCCGGCCAGGGTGCCAAGAAGCGAACCCTAGCCGGGGGCGGCATCAGATCTGACCGTTGTAGCTCCAGCTGACGCGGCCATCAATCTGGGCCTGAGCTGTCACCATCGACAAGGCGCTGGCCAGTTGCTGGGCCTTTGCAGTGAGGCCCACCTTCGCAGCCTCCATGCGCGCATCGTTGGCATGGGTGACGGCATCATTGTTGGTTCTGGCAACCTGGTACGTGATGTTCATCCCGGCTTCGTATTGCTTGATCTCGGACTCCCATCGTCGCGCATACGAAGCCGCCTGAGCCTCAGCGGCAGTTGCGCCGATGCGGTAGCCGTCGACAAGGATGGCGGACTGTCGGGCCGCGCTTTCGGCACGCGCCGTGGCGGCGGACAGGCGAGCTTTCCACCCGTCCCATTCGAGACCCTTGGCCGAGATCAGGGCCTGGTACCGGGCCACCTCGACGCGTGCCTGCTCGGCCTGGGCACCCACCTTGGATGCATAGGCCTGCGTGAGCGCACGATAAGCGTCCACCTTCGCAGTCTCAGCTCCCACCTGGGTCTTGTAGATGTCAACCAGTGCCGTCTGTGCGTTGACCGTGGCCACGAAGGCCTTGACCTCTTCGCCCCCGGCCTGGATGCGTGCGCGCTCGAGCTCGACAAGGGTCTGGGCCGCGCCCACGCGGGCCTTGTAGATCTCGACCACCGCCATGCTCCCGTCGATCTCGGCGCGGTAGCGATCCACCAGGGACTTGTTGATGTCGGCCTTGGTCTTTTCAGCCTCCAGCATGGCCTTGTAGACATCGACCTTGTTGAGCTCGGCCCGGATCACAGTGTCATAGGCGGCAGCATAGGCCTGGTAGCCGGCCAGCAACGCCTTGTAGTGCTCAACCGCCGCGTTGAAGGCGGCCAAGGCATTGTCGGCAGCAGTCTTGGCGGTCTCGAAGGCCAACATCTCAAGCTTATAAGCGTCGTCCAGCAACGTGGTCTCCAGCTGCAGCGCCTGGGCGATGGCGTCCTTGACGTTGGCCTGCTCCAACTCTGCCTGCTTTATGGACACGTCACGCGACAGTCCAGAGAGCTTGTCGTGAAACTCGCGCCGGGCGTCTGCCAACTGGCCCGCCAGCGCGCCGCTGGGCAGCGGAAAGCCCAGCGCCTCGGC